AGCACCTCGCAAACTGTAACGGGCACGCTCGTCCGCCTTCCGCAAATTTCTGCAAATTTCCGATGTGACCAGATAGGCACATAAACCCCATCATTTACGGCCTTATTCCCCTTCCACCAATTTCTTCTTCCTTCCACCGATTTCCGCGCGTATGCTCAGCAAGTGCCGACCTATTGCTGACCTGGAGGATTCCCACCATGCGCAACGTTCGCTTGACCCCTGCATTCATCGCAAAACCTACAGTGCCCGAGGGCATCCATTGGGACGCCAAACAACGGTCGTTCGGCTTTCGGGTCAAGGACGGCCATCGGTCGTTCGTTGTTTTCTATCGCGACCGCGGCGGCCACAGCCATCTGATGACCATTCCCCTCGTTCTGGGTCTTGAGAAAGCGCGCAAACGTGCTCGCGTGCTGCTTGGTCAGGTTGGCGAGGGCCGTGATCCATTGGGCGAACGCCGCAAGGAAAAGGATGCGCAACAAAACACTTTGCGGGCGATCTCGGAGGAGTACTTCGCGCGCAAGGGAAAGCACCTGCGCAGTGCGTATGAATGGCGCCGCAACCTTGAGCGGGCCGTGTTTCCCGTTCTGGGTTCTTTCCCGATCTCGGAAATCCGACGCAGCGACATCGCCCGGTTGCAGGACAAGATCGAAGATGAGCGCGGAGCAGCAGCGGCGGATACGGCGTTCGCAATCCTGCGCGGGATCATGAGTTGGCACAGTGCTCGAACCGATGACTTCCGCTCACCGATCGTGCGCGGCATGTCGCGCCGTCGATCAAGGGAGAACGCCCGCGCCCGCATTTTGAACGATGACGAAATACGCACCGTATGGGCAACGGCGACCGCGATGCCCGGACCCTTTGGCGCTCTAGTCAAATTCTTGTTGCTGACGAGCGCGCGTAGGAACGAAGCCGCAAGGATGGTATGGCCCGAGGTCGAAGGCACCGACTGGACCTTGCCGGCATCGCGTAACAAGACCAAGCAAGATTTGTGTCGGCCACTGAGCAAGGCGGCACAGGCCGTACTGGCCGAGCTCCCGCGATTTGCCAGCTCGCCATTCGTATTCACCATCGGAGGCCGGACACCGCTTCGCAACTTTGACAAGCCCAAGAAGGCCCTCGACGTGCTGAGCGGCGTCACCGGCTACACGCTCCACGATTTGCGGCGCACGTCGCGATCGCTGTTGTCGCGCGCTGGTATCCATCCTGATATTTCCGAACGGTGCCTCGGCCATGCGATTGGCGGCATGCGCGGCGTCTACGACAGGCACGATTTCGCGCCCGAGATGGCTCACGCATTCGAAGCGTTGGCGGCGCAGATCGAGCGCATCATTAATCCACAGGAAAATGTAGTGGCGATGGCGCGGCGCTAGTTCGGCGGTTGCGTCGTGGCGAAAAGAGATAGTCCGGCCAAGCGGCTACGGAAGCTGACCGCTTTCGCGAGGGTCATGTACAAGCAGCCGCCGCCCGTTCCCAAGGAGTTTCCTGCCGAACTCAAAAATGGAGTGAGACTTCGCGCAATTGGCTTTCTCGATAATCTCTGGACGACCCACTTCCGACCCGCATTTCTCGAATGTCGACTCGACCCGCTCAATCCCCGCGACTGGGAAATTGTGATCTACTTTGTGTTCTGGGTGCAGTTCGGTAAGTCCAGCGGGCGGAAAGAGTTTTGGAACGAGGGTCGACTGTGCCGACTGGCTTGCGATTTTGCACACGCTAAGGCCGCCAATCCCGGCCAAACCGATGCGGCTATCCGTGAGCTGCTCGTGAAGGACGGGCGCTATCGCAAGGTCAAATGTTCGACCATCCGGCGCCGGATGCCAGAAGCACGCAGGAAGCTCGCTAGGGTGATTGCTCAATACCAACGCTGCGTTGAATTGAATTTGGGCTCCTTGACGCCTGCGCAGGAGAGCCAGCTCGCCGAATTCATCATGGTGAAATACCGCAGCTCAACCTCGACTAATAATCTGGCTTAAAATTTGCCGCTAGACGAGATCGAAACCGCACTGCGCGGAAATTAGCCCCCCTCTATTAACGCCCAGAAATCCGTGGTGCTTGTCGGAAACGGCCAGCAAATACGCGGCCGCGACCTAGGAGATGCGCTTTGCGGTTCATGAGGATGCACGAGATCGTCCCGTTCTTGCACGAACACAACTTCAAGATCGGCAAATCGACATTCGCAAAACTAACAGCCCCAAGTGAAAACAGGGGACCACCGTTTCATTGGTGGGGTCCATTCAAACTGTTCGGCGACGAGACGACGCTCGAATGGGCGAAAGCAAATCTACGTCCAGAAGGCCCAAAGCCCCAAAAGTTTCGCGCCCTCGATCGCAAGGAGGAGACCTCAACGTCCTAACAGAAAGGCCCAGCGCGCTAACGCCGGGCCGGAAAGGAGATAGTAGATGCCGACCAAAGATAAATCCCCCACACAGAAAAGCAAACTGCTGCCGTTCCACCCGCTCGCAGACATTTTCCCGTTGATGGAGGGCGATGAGCTCAACGAGCTGGTAGGCGATATTCAACGTCGCGGCCTAAAACTTCCAATCTGGATATTCGAAAGGAAGGTCCTCGATGGCCGCAACCGTGTCCGTGCATGCAACAAGGCCGGCTACGATCTGAAAGATGTGGACACCAAACAATTCGAGGGCACGACTGAAGACGCAACCCGCTTCGTCATTAGCATGAACATCCATCGGCGCCAGCTCAAGCCTGAGAAGCGGCGCGAGTTGTTGAAGAAGCTCCTTGCGATGAGCCCCGGAATGTCCGACCGGGCGATCGCAACGATGGCCAAGGTCAGTCCCACGACCGTGGGGTCGGCTCGACGGGGAATGGAAGAAGCTAATGTCCAAACTGGACATAAGGCCCGAGTTGAGAAATCCGGTCGGCAGGCCCGCGGTCGGAAACCTGGCAGCGGCAAGCCGAAGCCCCCATCGCCTGAGCAAACCGCCGCCCGCGAGCAGGCCGCCAAGCGTATTCGTGAACTCATGGGAAAACCGGAACACAAAGTCGACCCGCCCGCAGTCGAGCCCAAGCTTGAGTCCATGTCGGAGACACCGGCTGCCGTCCAAGCGCCTGAGCTTGCAGTTGAGACCAAATCCTCGCCGACACTCCACTGTTCGTTCTGCGGCAAAAGCCAACATCAGGTGCGTGCGCTCATCGCTGGTCCGTCTGCGTGGATTTGCAATGAGTGTGTCGATCTGTGTGTGAACATTCTCCGCAAGGAGCTGGCCGGATCCGACACCCGAAGCAGAAAAGCGCAGGACGACATGTGCAAGGAGCTGAGTGCTGCTGAAGCAATGAACAAACTGCATTGATGGGAGAGAGACCTAGTCGTCCAGCCGACCAGCTATGAACAGAGGGAATCAGCATGGATACCGCCGATCAAATCCATACTGACGATGATCCTAGCGATGTCGCCGTGCTCGACCGGGTTGCGATCGACCGCGACATCGCCGCGGGAGCAAAGGCGTTTCAGGAGTTGTTGAGGAACGCGTCTCTCGACTGGACCCACTGGTCCGCCACCATCCTCGGACTGCGCGGCTTGCGTTCACTGGCATACGAGAAGGCCGGGACCAACAAGATGGCATCGCAAGCGTATCGTAATGCGATGAGTTCGCTGCTCATGCTGCGCAAGTATTCGATCTACGACCAGATCGACAAGCAGACACGCAGCGATTGCTACAAACTCATGGATCGCTTGGATGAGATAGATCAATGGTACGCAGCGCAGGTCTCGACCGCTGACAAGCTGCGCTGGCGGCATCCGACTACAATCGCCAAGCACTGCCCCAAGCACCTGCTGTCCGGCGGAATGCGCGGCCACAATAAGCCTCCGAGCAAGGGCCAGAAGAAACCCGCCGTGAGTGCCGAAACCGAACGGCTCAAGGCGCTGCTCATTAAGGTGATCAAGCGGCTCATGAAGTATGAGCCCGACGCGAGCGACCTGCTGGATCAGATCCACGCCACTGATCCTGATGATCGCGTCGACGATGTGCACGCCACGCCCGCAGAAATCTGAACACCGCCTGGAGCGGGTAAATCAACATGAATAAGCGCAAGACGCTCGACGAACTCGTCGTTGAGATCAATGCCGAGCCTGTTGCGGCCGCTATTGGGTTGAATAGGCTTCCTATCCTTGCGAGTAGCATTAACGATCATATTGCAGCGGCCGAGACGGCGACCCGACGCGGACTTGAGCACGCAATCGCGGCTGGGGACCTGCTGATCGAGGCCAAGGAGCTTGTGGGTCATGGTGAATGGCTCGCTTGGCTCCATGCGCATTGCCAGATCGGGCCGCGACAGGCGCAGACGTTTATGCGGCTCGCGCGCAATCGACACCGCTTGGAAACGTTGAAAAACGAGTCGGCCGCGCATTTGACCATCGCTGCGGCAGAGGCGCTGATCGGCAAGCCAAGGCCCGAACGCCCGCAGGGCCTTCCTGGTCAACTCGATCTGCTTGGCGGCCCTGAAGTAATCGCCGATCTCACCTCGGTCAGAGCCGAGCAGAAGCCACTTGCGCCCACTAGCGCGAAGGAATTCCACGCGCCCTTACGCCAAGTGGTGACCTGGCTGCACAATTGGTCGGTCGCGGATGAGCGCCGACGTTTCAAGATCATCCAGATCATCGAACATGCTGGCCGTCTGATCGAGCAGCTCGAACGCGATAGTTCTGGATTCACTTGAATCAATGAAAGGAGTCTCGGGCTCCTCTCCGGAGTGGCATTTCTCGAAAGCCCGGCAAGCCGTCATTTCAGTGCAGTAGTGCGTTGAAAGTTAGAAACAGTTCGTGGTGTTTTAACGTTTGCGTAACCCAACAGCAGACGAGGCACCATGGCCAAGCCTTTCATTGGCTTTCGCGTCGATCGGCAGCTTCAGCGAGAAGTTGAGCAAGCGGCCGACGACGAGCACCGTAGCGTCAGCAACTTCATGCGGCACGTGGTCTGGGAATATCTGGACCGCCACGGTGGATCACCGCGCCGCGCGAAGCTGACGCGCCAATCCACAATCCAGGAGAACCCCGCACCCGCTTAAAGCAAGCGGGCGGCCTGCAAGCCGCCCGCCAGTCTTAATAGCAACCTTCCTGCCGCCGGCTGACACCGGCGAACCGACAGACCCCGAGGAGATCTGGAGACCCATCGATGAAATCCCAATATCACCAATCCACCCCCAGGCGCAATAGTTACCACCGCGGTCACAACCGCAAAGTCCGCCGGCTGCCGTCCGGCCACCCCGTCCTCATCCTCATCCTGGCTGTGGAAATCGTCCCGAAGCGCAAGGGCGGTGCGCGATGACGATCGTTCTGCGGTCCTACCAGACCGACGTCGTCGACCGCGTCATGGGCACACTCGCCTCCGGCGAACGTCCCATCATCGTCGCACCCACCGGCTCGGGTAAGACCATTGTTCTCGCCGAGGTCATCAAGCGGTTTGTGGCCGCGCATAAGCGAGTCCTGGTTCTCGCCCATCGGCGCGAGATCATCCATCAGACCAAGCAAAAGCTCGAGGCGCACGGCGTTCGGTGCAGTGTCATCATGGCCAGCGCAGAAGATGAGTTGCGCCTGTATGAGCCGGTGCAGGTTGCGGCCATTGCAACGCTCTGGGTCCGCGCCGTCCGATCGGACCGCATCAAGCTTCCGCTCGCCGATCTGATCATTGTCGATGAGTGCCATCACGCGGTCGCTACCACCTATCGCAGACTCATCGAGGCCTATCCAAACGCGATGGTGCTCGGGGCCACTGCAACCCCATGCCGGGGAGACAGTCGCGGCCTCGGCGGCATCTTCACGACGCTGATCGAAGCCCCGCAAATTCTCGAACTCATCGAGCAGGGCCACCTCGTGCGGTCCCGCGTCTATGCGCCCCTCGATCCCGACCTGCGGGGCGTCGCCACCCGCAATGGTGATTACGTTGAATCGCAATTAGCCGACCGCATGGACCGCGCCAAGTTGGTGGGCGATATCGTCACCCACTGGCACAAGCTCGCCGAGCGCCGACGCACCGTCGCCTTTGCCGTCAACGTCGCGCACTCGATCCACATTGCGGACGAGTTCGTCAAATCCGGAGTGCGCGCTGAGCACATCGACGGCACTACGCCAAAGCCGGAGCGCGATGCCGTTCTCAGGCGACTCGCATCCGGCGAGACCGAACTCGTCAGCAATTGCATGGTGCTCACGGAAGGCTGGGACATGCCGGAAGTGGGTTGCTGCATTCTGGCGCGGCCCACCAAACGGATGGGCCTCTTCCGCCAGATGATTGGCCGAGTGCTGCGGCCCGCCAACGGTAAGCCAGACGCCATCATCCTCGACCACAGCGGCGCTGTATTCAAACATGGTTTGCCAGAAGACCGCGTTTTCTGGACGCTTGATCCCGAGCGCAAGGCCGAAGCTCCCGCGCATCAAGCCCGGCTCGAGCACAAGGTCCCCGGCCTGATCGAATGTACTCAGTGCTCGGCGCTTCGCCTCGGCGGCAAGCCATGCCCCGCATGCGGGTTCATGCCGCGACGACCGGCCGAATACGTGCGCATCCAAGAGGGCGATCTCGGCCTCGTGCAGGGCGGCAAGCCAAAAGCCCCAGTCTACGATCGTGCCCAGTGGCATTCGATGCTCGCCTACATCGCCAATGAACGTGGCTACAAGCGAGGCTGGGCCGCGGTCAACTACAAGGAAAAGTTCGGTGCGTGGCCACCTTACGGCAGCACGCCCGAGCCCATCATCCCAACACCAGAGGTTCGCAGTTGGGTTCGTTCGCGTCTCATCGCCTATGCGAAGCGGCGCAGCGTCGCATGATCCCGGCCGGCGAATTCCTCGAGGCCAGGCGCGCCGTCGCAAACGCAAAGCTCGTCGAATTCCGTCGGCAATGCTGGCGCCTCGCCGCCCTCGTGGACGGTGTCGTCAGCAAACAGGACGCCGTCGATCTCCTCTGGGAAATCGCGACCGCCCACGCGCTCGTCCGCGCCCTCGGCGAAGACCGCATTCAACTCATTATCGCGGAAGCCTTCACCTCGACCAAGGTCATGCCATGAAGCACAAAAATCCCCCGTTCGTCATGGTCACAAATCAGGTCCTCGATGCACCCGCATGGCGCGCCATGTCGCACGGTGCGCGCTCGCTCTATATCGCTCTCAAACGGCGCTATTGGCCAAATCTAAAAAATAACGGCAAAATTTACCTGTCACAGCGTCATGCCCGAAAGGAGCTCGGCTCAGGCATAACACAAATCGCACGCTGGTTTCGTGAGCTCCAACACTACGGCTTCATCGTAATGATGAACCCCGGATGTCTCGGCGTCGACGGCAAAGGCCAGGCACCAAAATGGCGCCTAACCGAGGTCGGCTACATGAACAACATGCCGACCATGGAATTCCTCAAATGGAACGGCGTCCCTTTCAGTAATCATCGTGCTCCAAAACCACGACAGCGGTTCCGTCTCATCGAGGGAACCCTGCAATAACCTACAGCTGTCCTGCCAACACAACCTTTCAAAAGATCCCACCCAAGCCCACCCCAGATGGTTAACAGATTTGTCCCCGTTTTCTGGTACACTTAGGGGTCGCTCTTTGTCCCCGTTTTCTGGTACACTTGTTCCATTAAGTGTCCCCGTTTTCTGGAACGCTAGTGTTCCCGTTTTCTGGAACACCCCGTTCCCGTTTTCTGGAACGGGTTTCTAAATTTTATCCACAGGGTGTTTGATGTTGGAAACTCCTCTCATTTTGGGCATGTCCATGGATTGGTTGTGCTCTGACACTCAGGTTGTAAACAGGCTGGTCTCGTTTCCTGCAACGGCGGAGGCGATATCCGCGGCAGCATGAGACATATCAATGGGTTGCGGGCGAGACGCGCTCTTACCCATGTTCTTTCCCGCGCTTCGCACCGAAGCAATGGTCAACCTCGGCCACGAAATGCGTGGTCTTCGGAGCGCGGTCTGGCGCCGATCGGAACCAGAAAGACCGGGGTGGGGCCACCCGTACCCCCGCCTTGGCTTGCTCGATCTGTATTTGACCTTCTCGGTCCCCAGACGTGGGCGATCTGGAAGTGTTGCCTCTCATTGCTGCTGATGTCTGCGATTAGCGGCTGAGAGCGGCGTTGTGTGTGTGTGTGTGTGTGTGTGGCGAGGCAAATGTGCTCTGGGAGCATATTTCAGATGCACGCGTACATCTGGAAACTGCTGTGCGGAGCGGCGCTCCGATGCGATAATGCCGGATAATTCGGTATTAAGTTTGCGCCGCGATGGCGCGAACCCGGAAGATGTCCCCAAATTTGGTGGCACGAAAGGTGCCAGTTCTGGCACGAAAGGTGCCATGTTGGTTGATGCATCAACCTACGTGATGCTCGATCGCGTGTGGGGATGTGTCCCAGGAGTCGTAGGGAGGCCGCTGGTGAGTCGGAATGTGCTGGCGGGTATAGCGGAGCCTAGCGGGAGGAAAATCGCTGTAGCAAGTCCGTAGGGGCTGTGGGATGTAGACCGTGGTGGTTACGTTTTGTTGCTTGATGCATTGAGTACGATGATCATCGTGCTGTTGTTGGCCTGTACGGTGCGCACGTGCGGGAGGCTGTGAGAAACCTCATAGCGCAAGGACGATGGACACGAGAAATTGCCGGAATATTCGGTATTTTTGACTTCGCGGTATCTTCGAGGTGTTAGAAATCTCACAGCCGCTCGTTTCCGCCGCATGTAGGCGTTCGCTCCCAGTATTTGCGGAAGCGCCACTCAGTTAAGTTGGTTGGAAGGTTTACGCCGGTCGGCGTAAAGCTGAGAAACCGCCCGAAGCGCAGTTGGTCACCTCGGGAGCTATCGGAACCTTGCGCTATTGCGGTTGTGGAGGGCTGGGGGTCAGTTTTCGCGATTTCGGGGGTTGGTATCGCAGCGCTGCGAAACCTACTCTCCATTTCCACTTCCCAGATCAGCCGCCATGACGTGCGCATTGTCTCGCTCAGGATGATGCGGGCGAGCACCAAATTCTGTGCCATGTTGATCAGAGCGGCGCGATCATCCTTATTGATGTGGTCGAGATCATTGTCGATGGCAACTGGCGGATCGGGAAGGAACTGCAACAGATACCGAAGGCGTCAAAGCATCAATCTTCCCAATTGGGAAGATCGAAAACTGGCATCCCACAAGTAACTCGCCATCGATTGGGAAAACTGGCCGCCATCAGTCGCCCTGAGCTGCGTCGGCTGACGGCAAAGTTACGGACCAAGGACGAAGTTGAGGTCACTTAGCGGATTGCCAAATCAGTTGTTGCGGTTGTAGAGGGGGGCATGCGGCGGATCGCCGTTGTTGGCACCTACGGAGAACTGGTTGCGGTCCTGCGTGCGCGGGCCGACACGTTGGACGTGAGCAATTTGACGCTGGATGAAGTTGCTGGGCTGCAGGAGGGGTACACGGGGAAGGTGCTGGCGATTAGTCCGTCGCGTGCGTTGGGGCGAATGTCGCTAGGGGCGTTGCTTGGTGCGCTGGGGTTGAAGTTGGCGGTTCTTGAGGACAGAGAGGCGTTGGCGCGTGTTCGTCCGCGGCTGGTGAAGCGGCGGCACAACGGGAAGCACCGTGAATTGGGGCCGGTTGGCGGGCAGCAGCATTCAGTAGTGCGTTGAACCGGTTTGCCGCACGGTGCAGCGTTCACCCGAACAGTCAGGGTGAATGCAGATGCGCAATCTCAAATTGACGGTTGTAGTGGACGCGGCGCTCCGCGAGCTCCTCGAGGAAGGGGCTGAGCGGGAGGGCCGCAGCGTCTCGAATTTCAGCCGGCGGTTGCTGGACCGAGCTGCGCGGGAGGCGATGCGTGCGGAGTTGGTTGAGCAGCAGACCCCGCCGTGGGTGGCGGCATGAGCTTTTCCTTGAACGAGGTTGCCCGCCTGCAGCGTGCCGGCGGTGCGGTGTTGGCGAAGTACAAGAAGCTGCTCGCTGAGGCGGACGGCGCCATGCATGACTCACTGGCGCACAGGGCGCTCGGCGAGTTTCAAAAGTCTTGGGAGCAAGACCCGCAGGCTGTGATCCGCGCGGCCGAGCATGAGCACGGCAGCAGAGGCGGAAGCCGACGTGTCGGATGACGGCATACCGAAATGGCCACTGGCGACGTTGTAAAATTCTCCAATGTGGGCACTGGCGCCACATCATCCTTCAATTTGTTTGGAGGAAAATATGGCGTGTCGTGGCAGGCGACGTTAGCCGGTGGAAACCTGCAGCTGCAGGCTCTGGCGGGTGACGGGACGAGCTGGGTTCCCGTGGGCGCCAACGTTACGGCGCTCGGCATGACGACGTTTGATCTGCCTCCGGGGCAGTATCGGTTCAACGTTACGACTTCCACCGCGAACTACATTGTTCTGGCTGGGATCCCTTATCGAACTTAAAATGTGGAGCAAACAAACATGAGCGTCACGAAAACCGGGATCAAGGCACATGACGACCCCGTTGCTGTGGCGGAGGGCAAACGGCAAACGGCGGTTGCGGCAGCAAGTAATCAGGCGGCTGTGCAATCGGCGGAGGTAACCTTTTATCAGACGGTCAAAGCTTCGGACTTGGCCAACAATGTTAGTTCGAGTGTCCACACATATGCTCTGAAAACCTTGGGCCAAACGGGGTGAAGCATGGCGATCTCGAAGGAATATGTGTTCGCCGCCGCGGTAACGGCAGCGGAAGGCGTTCGCCAGACCGCGAAGGCTGCTGCGTTTGCGGCGCAGGCTGTTGCTGGTTCGATCCCTCCAGCAAATCTTGCGGCGTATGTCACGGCGTTAGAGGCGGCGGACAACGCGTACATCACGGCCGTCAATGCTGCGGCGAGCACGGCGGGCGGTGTTGGCACCGTCTATTTTGGACAAACCGGTCCGTCGGGTACGGCGTTCGTTCCGGCTTGCTGGATTGGCGTTGGAATGGAGCCGATACCGACTGGCGGATGCATGACTGGGACGCTGGGCAACGTAGCGACCCCATGAATTTGAATGCTGCGCGATTCCATGACCGCACCTGCACGCAAGCAATCACTTCCGTCACCGGCTGAACTTTTAGATCTAATCTCAGCACGGAAAGCTGAACTGCCTGCGCTCTTGGCCAAGCAGAACGAAGCGGCCGAGCAATCTGTCACTTCGGGCGACGAGACGGAGTATCAGGCCGCGGTTGCCGCGGTGGCGGCGCAGCATCGCGAGATCGAGCGGTTGCAGTCGGCACTTGTCGGTGCGAACGCGCGCAGCAGAGAGATGGCGGAAGCGCAACAGCGTCTCGCGCAGGCGGCCGCACGCGAGCGGTTCTATAAGATCATTGATCATCGGTCGGAGATTGTAGCCAAGATCGAGACGGCAATCGGGGACCTCGTGAAAGGCTGGCGTGAGCTAATAGAGCTGAGCGATAAAGCGTATACCGCGTATCCGAATGGACCGCCGCCTACTGGCATGGCTCTCACGAATGGCGAACTAATTCAATTGCTCGGCGCCGAGTTATTCCGGCAGGGAGCCACCGTTCCCGTGACCGGCAGGCCGCAACTTGAGCGTCTGCCGCCGACGATCCCGGGGCCGAAGTGTCCTGATTTCATGTTGCTACATCAGCCTGAGAAGATCACGAAGTTGTCCGTCGTGATCGAACAGGCCAACAATCTCGCGCGTTCCATCATGGAAGGAAAGAGAAATGCCGCCTGAAGCTTCTGCGACCGTAGACCTTAGCGCCAACCTTCCCTCTGAGCAGGCGACGCAGCAACTTGCCGCAATGCAGACGGCATATGATCCGGCGCCGCCGCTCATACCTGCGAATGCGCATGAGGCTGATGTGCGTCTCGCCCAACTAGTCAATGATCCAGAATGGGCGCGCAAGCTCATGAATGGCGACATCGCGACCCGTGACGAGTTTCAGAAACTGAGCGAGCTCAAAGCTTCCGGTGGTGTTGGTGATGTGATTGCAGATCAGTCGCTTGTCAGCGTGACCCAGGGTGACACCGGACTTACGAGAAATCAGCTCATCAGCACAGCCGAGGCGATGCGCGCCGAGCAAGTTTTCAATGACCAGGGAATCGAGTTTATTCTCTCTGACCAAAAGTTTGCACCAGAAGTTGTTGCTGATGCTCAGTTCTGGCTTCCGCACTTGGAACGCGACGAGAATCTTTTGTGTCCTGATCTACCCGATCATTGGACCCATGAGCATCAGGTGAAGTTTCTCCGCACGATCGTCACTGTAGGCGACGGGAGCCGGCCGTGAAATTCGAGTGCGACTTTGATGATCCTGACGACAGGGGCCATCAGGTGACAATCCCCGTCACGTTAACCGCGGGCGAGATCAAGGCGATCAACTGTCTGCGCCGTGATGGTGACCCGCACGTCGAGGTTAAGGTTAAGGCCTATGCGCTCCGGCACGCCTATGCGATCGCACCGAGTGGCTTTCAGCATATTCAGGGCGGCATCCGGCAACTGGTCACACACTGAGCGGCCATGAGCACGCACTCCGACAGCATCAACTGCTTTTGCGACGAGATGCGCCGTCATCCAGAATTCTCGAAGTTCGCCGATGGGTTTCGTACTGATCTAACCGGGATTGATCGTTTAGCCGACGACAGCCCCGATCATGCGGAATTTTTTGACGGCCTGGAATTCATTTTCAGTCAACGGTGGCGTTCGCTTGATGAGCGGTTGAGTAAGATGGTTGAGTTCACGAAACTGACGGGCAACCCTGTGGTTTGCGTCATGCGGGAGTTTGTTGGATGGTAGCGATCGCACGCCGCGAGCCCGAGCCGGAGATGGGGCCCGCCATGCGGGCGCTACCGAGCAACCGCTGGCGCACGTTCGTGAGCCATTATCTGATGCTGCCGCCGAGCCGGGTAGGCGTGTTCTCAAATCAGGCCGAGGCCGCTCGCCGCGCAGGCTTCGGCCACCCGCGCAGTCACGTTAATACAATGGCGCGTATCGGGTATCGCATGGTGCAAGATGAGCGCATCCAAGCTGCCATCGCGGAGGAAAGCCGCAAGATGTTGCGGGGCGGCGGCTTCGAGGCGGTGAAGCAGTTGTTGGCGATCGTCAACAACCCCGAGCATCGTGATCAGATAAAAGCGATCGGCATGGTGCTGGCGAGAACCGATCCGGAAGTGACGCGGCATGACATGAATATCGTTCACAGGCACATCGATCCAGAGCAAGAGGAGTTGGAGGAGCTGCGCGCGTGTCGTGCGCTCGGCACACCGAGAGAGAAGTTGTTGGAGATCTTCGGCGGGAACAAGCTCCCGATGCTTGAAGCTCTTGAGGCCGCGGACACCGAGCGCAGGGCGGCAAGCGCGAAGGTGATCGAGGGAGAAGTGGTCGATGCGCCATTATGAGTTATACGGTATAACTCATAACCTCAATGTTTCCAGGGACTTGCGGGGGTGCATCCCGGGGAGCGGCGTGTAAAGCATTGATGTTGCACGACAATGGCCGATGATCATTCGCCCGATCCCCAGCAACTAATAAAACTCGCGCGACAAACATTGTCGTCCGCAGAACGGCGAAGAAAATTCAGGCGACTGGACTTCCTCGATACGTCGTTCTTTTACAACACTCAGATGGCGTTTTTCGCGGCGGGTAATACCGGGCTTCATCAAAGAATGCTCTATGGAGGTTCGCAAACCGGAAAAACCACCGCCTGTGCCGCAGAGGTCGCTTGGCATATGACTGGCGCCTATCCACCATGGTGGGTGGGGAAGAAGTACACGAAGCCAATACGCTGTTGGGTGGTCGGTGAATCCGTCGTGTTGGTGCGAGATACGTCGCAGCGTCAGCTTTGCGGCGGCCAGGACTTCGGGACTGGCATGATCCCGCTCGAAAGCTTCGGCAAAAAGCCGGTGATGGTCCCCGGCGGTACTGGCGCCATCGATACGATATTCGTGACGCATGCGACCGACGGGAAGATCGACGGGACGAGCACGCTTACGTTCAAAACATTTGAGATGCGGCGCGAGCGCCTGCAAGCCGAGACGGTGGATCTTATCTGGATAGACGAGCGGCCAGAGGAGCAGATTTACTCCGAGCTCCTGGCGCGCACGTCTGCCGTCGATGGCCACCTGATTGTTAGTTACACGCCGATTGGCGAGGGCGGCGCTGCGGGTGTCACGTACCGTTTCCTTGTGGAGCCATCATCGGACCGTGCGCCGTTTCGGATCACGAGCACGGAAGCCAAGCACATCACCGAGGAGCGGCGCGCCGAGCTCACCGCGGAATACTCGGATGCCGAGCGTGAGACCAGATTGGAGGGCACGCCGCAGCTCGGCACCGGCCCCGTGTTCCCTGTCGAGCTGCTGTCGGGGATGATCCGTTCGTTCAATCCCGATGATCTCCCGTCTTGGGCGAGGCACGTTGTCGGGATCGACTTCGGGTTCGATCATCCCTTCGCTGCGGTCTATCTCTGCTGGGATCATCAGACGGGAAGCGTCTGGGTCATCGACTCATTCCGCATGGAGCGGTCGAGCGCGCTCTACCATGTACAGCGCATCCACTCGATGACACGCGGGCTCAAGATTCCGATCGCGTTCCCGCATGATGGACACACTCACGACAAGGGCTCAGGCCTGCCGTTGGCCATGCAGTATCGTGGCTTCGGGGCAAACATGATGGCCAGCCACGCGGTCAATCATGGGACCAAACAAAATAACATCGAGCCCGCGCTCGAGGAGATGAGAGAGATGATGTTCTCGGGCAAGCTCACAATCGCCGGCCATAACCAAGAGCTGATCGAGGAACTGCGCACGTATCACCGCGATGAGGATTATCGCATCGTCAAGCAGCGCGACGACCTGGTCAGCGCGTTCAGGTATGCCGTGATGATGCGGCGGCAGGGCCGCACGCGCAGCGAGTGCGAGGGCGTGGGCTTCGGCAACATGCCCTTTGCAGGGCAGCGCCGAGAGCGCGGCCAGGGCGAGGTCGCGCGCGGGCTCGATTTCAACCTGTTTGCGACGGGCGGCGACTACTGACGCTCTTCGGGCTTGACACCGTTACGTAACGGCTTCTGAGCCGCCCCGCCGTCCGCTTTTACCGGCTGCGGACATAACGCCGCAAATGCTTAGGGCCGCTTAGTGCCACTTCCGGACTCATGCACCGCAGCAAGAGGAGCAGCAGTTGCACGGCTATTCGATCACCTCGTCGGCGCGGGCAAAAGCGTCGGC